GTAAAATAAACAAATAAAGGTTATAATTAAAAAAATAAAACATGGCAGATACTTCATTTTTCGGTAGATTAACCAAACTCTTTTCCGCAAAGGCAATCGTAACGGTTGACCAGAAAGGCAGACGAAGAGTAGTTGATACTGATGAAAGACAACAAACGAACTTATCTTCGTTAAGGGATAGATATACAAAACTACAAAAATCCTTTTACGAACAAGCAGGTGGTGCACAATCAATGGCATACCAACAAGTTCGTAGAGAGGTTTTTCGTGATTATGATGCAATGGACCAAGATCCAATTATTGCATCTGCGTTAGATATTTACGCAGATGAATCTACTTTAAAAAACGAATTCGGAACAATTTTATCAATTCGTTCGGATAACAATAGAGTTCAAGAAGCATTAGAAAATTTATTTTATGATATTCTAAATATTGAGTTCAACCTCTGGCCTTGGACACGAAATATGTGTAAGTATGGTGATTTCTTTCTTGGAATGGAAATTGCAGAAGGTAAAGGTATTGTCAATGTAACACCTCATTCGGTTTATAATACTGAAAGATTAGAACTTATAGATCCAAATAATCCAAATTCAGTAAAATTCAAAATTACCGAAGACCCAAATGGTAAAATGGAGTATGACAATTTCGAAATTGCTCACTTTAGATTACTATCCGATACAAACTGGTTACCATACGGTAAATCTATGATTGAGAATGGTAGAAGATTGTGGAAACAATTATCTCTTATGGAAGATGCGATGTTAATACATCGTATTATGAGAGCACCTGAAAAAAGGGTATTCAAAATTGATATCGGTAATATCCCACCACAAGAAGTTGATAACTACATGCAAAGAATTATCAACAAGATGAAAAAAGTTCCATTCATCGATAAAAATAGTGGTGAGTATAATTTGAAATATAATATGCAAAATCTAACCGAAGATTTCTTCTTGCCAGTTCGTGGTGGAGATAGTGGAACTTCGATTGAAAACATATCAGGCTTAGATTATGCTGCAACCGATGATATTCAGTATTTAAAAAATAAATTATTTGCAGCTCTTAAAATTCCAAAAGCATATTTGGGATATGATGAGAATGTAAATGGTAAAGCAACTCTTGCAGCAGAAGATGTTCGTTTCGCAAGAACAATTGAAAGAATCCAAAGAACAATAATCTCTGAATTAACTAAAATAGCAATAGTTCACCTATACGCACAAGGTATTCAGGATGTTGAAATGACAAACTTTGAATTAAGTTTGATTAACCCATCAACAATTTACGAACAAGAACGATTAAACCTTTGGTCTGAAAAAGTTAGATTAGCAACCGATATTGCTGGTCTTAATATGTTATCAAAAGATTGGGTATATGAAAATATATTCAAATTGGCTGATGGGGACCAAGAAAGAGAAAGAGTTAAAATCATTAACGATATTAAAGATAGATTCAGATACCGTTCTATTGAAGACCAAGGGAATGACCCTGCAGTTGAGAATGAACCTCAAGATGTTGAAGAATCTTTGGAAAAAATTAAAACCGAATTACAAGATAAAGGTGGAAGACCGAGAGAAGGCAATACTTATGGTAAAGACAAATCACCATTTGGTAGAGACCCACTCGGTGATAAAGAGAATCATAATGCTTTAAAAAACCGAACATCCGAACAAAAAGCCCTAAAATATATTAATGGTATTTCCGCAAAAAGGAAGTATTTACATGAAACAAAGGGTATGTTAGATGAATCAAACATATTAGATAATCAATAAAAATAACAAATCAAAAAAATATTTATATTTATATAAGAGTTTTTGAGTATATCAAAATAAAGAATTGAGTAAATATGAAAAAAATTAAACATTCTAAATTTAAGAATACGGGTTTTCTATTCGAACTATTAACCCGTCAGATAACTTTAGAGATATTAAACAATTCCCAAGAGAAGGCTAAAAAAATTGTAGCAGAATTCTTTGGCAATGGAACTGAATTATCTAAAGAACTTCGTCTATACAAATTATTGATCGATGAAAAATATAATTCAGAAAATAAAGCTGAAAAATTCATTGAAGCTATTTTGGATGCAAGAACAAAACTTGATGAGCAAAAACTTATTAAAGAAAAATATAATCTAGTAAAAATATTAAAAGAAAATTTTGAAATAGATACATTCTTAACTTCACCGGTTACTAATTATCGTGTATTAGCTTCTATTCATAAATTGTTTGAAGCTAAAAAATCCGATATTTCTGATGTGAAAGATTTATTTGATTCCAAACTTACATTAGTAGAACATATTTCTACTTCTGCACCAACTCTTAAACAAAAAGAGGATAAACTTTTTGAAGATTATAAAAAACAAGAAAAGGATTTAAGATTACTTACTTATAAAATTCTTGTTGAAACATTTAATAAAAAATATTCCAACCTTAACGATTCTCAAAAGAATTTGTTAAGAGAATATATTAACAATGTTACTAATACTACTAAATTTGGTGAGTATTATTCAACTCAACTTAAAACTATTGTAACTGAATTACATTCCATCTATAAAACTATGGAAGATAAAGTTACAAAGATTAAATTAAGAGAAACAATTAATGTTTTAAAGACTCAGAAAATTGGTAAGAAAGTAACCGATGAGCAAGTTTCTTCATTAATGATGGCATACGAATTAGTAAAGGAAATAAAGAATGTTAAAAAACGAATCTCTTAAAAAATATATAGATGAACTGATTGATGAAGTTCAAAAGGAGTTAGATGAATCCAATGTGACAGGAAATGTTGATGGATATCAGACTCCTTTCGCTTTTTCTGGCAAAAACAGCAACGAAAGAAGAAAGAAAACTGCAACTCAATTAGGATATTCAATTGTCGATAATGATGTTGAAAATATTGATGAATCCGAACTTAAAGGGTATCTTGCAGCAGATGTAGTAGATGATATTGTTAAATCAATAGGTTCAAAGTTTGTAAGTGGTCAAATTAAAAACGCACCTAACAAAAATTATATTTATCTTAAACTTACTGATGTAAAGTTTGGAAGTGGTGTTGTAAAAATGTTAAAATCACAATTTGGAATCAACGCTAAAATTGATAAAACATTTGGAAACCAACCATCGGTATCATTCCCAAGTAATAAAGTGATTAGTGAGGGTAAAGTAAAAAGACCAGTAAATCGTTGGTTAGAATTAAAGAACGATGAATCCATGCATGCTAATAAAAAGTTGGCAGTTGGATTGAAAGAATTAAAATACCAATTAGCAGAAGTTGAAAAGTTTTTTAGTTGGTATAACAAGATTAAAAACATAAATGAATTGGATTCTTCCGAGTATTGGAAAAGAACCAATGGTCATATTTATAAGATAAAAGAAAGAATCATTAACATTGCAAGAACTCTTCAGGAGATAGAAAAATGAAAATAACAAGAGAAGCATTTAAAAATATAGTAAGAGAGGTAATGACAGAGGAATCTGAATACCAAGAATTCTTCAAAAGAGCATTAGAAAAGACTGGAAAATCTATTCCTGATATGTCTGATGAAGAAAAGAAAGCATTCTTTAACAAAATTGATGCTGCTTGGCAAGGTAAGGGTGAGAAAAACGAAGAGTTAGTTGGTAATCAAGCCAAACTTGATGTAGATGGTGATGGTGAAATTGAAGCATCTGATTTAGCAGCATTAAGAGCTGGTAAAAAAGTAGATGAATCTATAAACGAAGCTGGAGGAACTGTAAGAAACCCAAAAACAGGTAAAGATGTAAAAATTAGTACTGCTTTATCGTATGGCAAATCACATCCAGCATATCAAGCAGCAAAACAAGCAAGTGGTGCAGCAAAAAAACCACTTGGACCACCTCCGGGAGTAAAAGCTAAAGCTCCAGTTAATGCTAAACCAGCAATGGGAACTAAAGTAACATCTCCTGCTCCTACAAATGCTAAACCAGCAATGGGAACTAAAGTACAAAGTGCTCCTCCTAAAAATGCCCAACCACCTGTTGGAACTAAAGTAACTGGTCCACCTCCAGGTGTAAGACCAAAAGGTGCAGTTCCACCTCCTCCACCACCTCCACCACCAAGTGGAAAACCATCACTTGGTCCACCGCCTGGCGTAAAAGCTAAACCGCCAATTGTTGCTCCACCATCTGCAGCAAAACCTGCTGGAACACCTCCTGGCGTAAAAGCTAAACCTCCAATTGTTAAATTACCTAATACGATAAAACCAAGTGGTGCAGTACCTCCACCTCCTCCACCACCTCCACCAAGTGGAAAACCTGCAGGAACGCCTCCGGGTGTAAAGGCTAAACCGCCGGTTGTTGCACCACCAAGTGCACCAAAAGCACCACTCGGTCCACCTCCAGGTGTAAGACCTAAAGGTTCGGTTCCACCACCACCACCACCTCCACCACCGGCTCCACCTAAAAAATCAAAGTTTGAAGATAAGGAACCAGTAGAAGAAGCAAATACAATTTCTGCACCTGGAGAATGGGTAGCATATTTGTCAATGACACGAGGTAAAAAGTTATTAAAAACCTTTAATACAGCTAGAGGTGCAAAACAATTTTTAAGCAAAAATGTAGATAAATTGTTGGGTGGTTCTAATGTTGAGAGTGTAGGTATAATGACTAAAAAACAATGGGATGAGAGAGAAGCCAAATACGCAATTGAAGGTGTAAATGAAGCAAGTTCTAAAGAAAAAGAAATCTACTCAAAAATAGAAAAGTTAAGAGTTTTATCTAATTCAGGTAAAATTACTGGTGATGAATTTTTAGATAAGTTTATGCCATTATGGAAACAACTTAAAGGTATGAAAAGTGAATCAGTAGTAAACGAAGCTGCAAATTTAAAAACCATAGCAATGTTGTTTCAAAATAAGGGAATCAGAGATGCTGTTAGAAAAGACCACGCTGATAAACTTAGAAAAATAATAGAAGATAGTGGTGTCAGTACCAAAGGTGTTAGTGATTCCGAATTAATTAAAGTAGTAAAACAATTAACCAATGAATCAGTAAACGAAGCAGGTACTCCTATCGATTTCAAGTGGCCAAAAGGCAACACTTCAAAAGAAATAGAAAAGTTAGAAACCGAGTATAAAGCATTAATTGAAAAAGGTAGTGACATACTTGAAAAACAAAAACAATTAATAAGGAAAGAACCACTTACAGGAGAATACCCTTGGGAAAATTATGATAAATGGCCAACCAAACTTAAAATAGAAGTAGCAAAACTAGAAAAGGAATTCGAAAAAAACCACGCAATAACAACCGAAATGGGTAAAAAATTATTTAAATTAAAAGGTTTTAACCGATAATAATTTTTGTTAGTAAAAATACAAAATTAAAAAATAAGGATTAAAATGAAATCACTATTAATAGAAACTCAACTATTTGAAGGAAAGATTAATGAAGATGAATCTGGAAGAGTTCTTGTAAAAGGAATTCTTCAAAGAGCAGGAGCAGAAAATCAGAATGGTAGAGTATATCCAAGAGAAGTATTGATGCGAGAAGCAAAGAAATACGAAACTCTTATCAAAGAAAGAAGAGCATTGGGTGAATTAGACCACCCTGATTCTTCTGTAATCAACTTAAAGAATGTTTCTCACAATGTGAGAGAGATTCATTGGGATGGTGATGATTTAGTTGGAACTGTTGAAATCCTTTCTACACCATCAGGAAACATCTTAAAAGAACTTTTAAGAAACGATATTCTTTTGGGTATATCTTCTCGTGGTATGGGTTCAACTACCAATATCGGTGAAGGTAAAGTAAAAGTTGGTGAAGATTTTGAATTAATCGGTTGGGATTTTGTTTCTAACCCATCAACACATGGTGCATTCATGACACCATTGAAAGAATCAGTAAACAGCAAACAAATACAAGAAAGTGTAGTTTGTTCTGATTATTGTAAAGCACAAGATTTAATGAGAGAAATTATAACCGAATTATCATAATGGCATTTGATATAAAAGATTACATGGCCAAAAATACCATCAATGTTGGTAAAATCCAAAAAGAAGTTGGTTCAACTCCTTACAAGGGCGGCCATAACGATATTAGAAAAACAAATTACGAAGTTAAATTTACCGAAGATGGTAAATTAGACCTTTATACAAATAAAAAAGTAGAATCAACCCACAAGTGGAGATAATGATGAGATTAAAAAATTTACTTTTAGAAGCAGAATATACTCACGTTGGGTATGGTAAGTACAAAGAAAAAGGTAAGGAAAAAGACCCTAATGCTCAGACTTTCAAAAAGACTGACCAAGGAAAATATGTTCCTATCAAATCAGATGAACCTACAAGTGGTAAAGATACTAAAAAAGATACTCCAAAGGTAAATATCTTTGATAAACCAGCAAAAGAAAAAACTAAAAAATCAGATACTCCAAAAGTTTCTCCAACTAAACTTACAAAGTTAATGCCTAATGCAAATAAGGATACTTTTAGTGGTAATTCTGATATAAATAAAATCCCTGATGCTCAGAAGAAAGAAATTTCTATGAGAATTGATAAATTGGCAGAACTTACTAAACAAGCTAAAGAAAAAGGTGAAGCTGCACCAAACTTTAACTTGTGTAAAGTGACTGTACCTGGTACTAACTTATATTGTGAAGGTAATGCAGGTATCCCTCGTGAAGAAATGCCACAATTTAAAGGAAAACCAACACCAGGTTCTCCTGCTTCTAAAATGCCAGTAGATGCTTCAGGTGAAGTTGATACTGAACCAATGTTTAAGAAGATGTTGAAAGAAAAAGGAATTAAAACAGTTGAAACTGAAATTCCTTCTGATGCTCTTAAAGCAACTCAATCAGAATTGGTTGGTTCTAAAGTGGCTGGTATGGCTAAGGCGTTGGAAAAAGACCCTAATCATCCGGGAATCACTGCTCCAATTTATGTGAGTAGAGATGGATATGTAATTGATGGACATCATAGATGGGCAGCCGTAACTTCTGCAGCAATTGCGGCAGGAAAACCTGCGAATATGAAAGTTATTGTTATTGATATGGATATTAAAGATGCAATTCCTCTAGCAAATAGTTTTGCTGAAGAAATCGGAGTTGCTGCTAAGAAAGCCGATGCAAACAAAGAAACACCATCTAAAGAAGAACCTACAAAACAAGAACCATCAAAAACTGATGATAGATGGGGTGATAGATTTGAATTAGGAACTCCAGCAGTTTATACTGATTCTAATGGACAAGAGTACAGAGGAGAGGTTGTAATGAACCCATCCAATCAAAGAGTACAAATAGGTGGTCAATGGACAACTATCGGTAAAGGAACAACAAAAGGTATTCAGGTGTATGGTAGTGATACATTCATCGTTCCTGATAACTGGAATGATGCAAAATCATTTGATGATGCAATGAATGAACCTGCACAACCTAAACAACAAAGAAAAGGTAATCCTGCAGTAAATAAAGAAGTAAAAGGATTAGCAGAAAAAGAAGGATTCACTCCTAATCAATTAGGAAAAGAAGAATATAAAACAAAAATGATGCAGGCAGCAGTTTCTGCATTATCTGATGCTAATTTCCACGATGAAGCTAGAGAATTGGTTGCTAAATTAGAAGGAAAACCTGAATGGGCTAAGAAACCTGAGTATCCTTCTATGGATGACCCTCAATTTGATGAGAAAATGGCTGCAATTAGAACAAATTCATCTGAAGCATCAAAATTCATGCAACCTGATGGAAAAACTTGGTCATTTGGTAGACAAATTGCTCGAACTGCAGGATACGATGGAGTAGATGCTGTTGATGGACTTGCGTTCACATTAAGAATGAACGGATTTCACAAAGAAGCAGATGCAATTCAGTCAGTAGTACAAGAATCATACAAAGGAAACATATCATTAAAAAAATTAGTAGAAGCTAAAAAATACGATATTGGTTCTGGTTGGATGGGAAATGGTTTAACTATTTGGAATAGAGCCGAAGAACAACATGGTGATTACAAAATCATTGCTCATATTGGTAAGGATGGGACTTTAAGTATAAGAGATAAACAATTACCAGCCGATATTAAGAAAATGTTCCAAATTTGGGCAGATTCTATGAAAAAAGGTGACAGACCTGGTACTTATTAACATATAGGAGAATATACTAATGAAATTAACTAAATTAATAAACGAGAACGAAGAAAAAAGACCTCTTTCCAATGAAGTGAAAAAACATTTCCTTGAAATTGTTTCTACATACAACAAATATCAAGAAATGATGGATAGAAAATCTGATTTAACACAAGTTGCTGAAACTCTTGGTGCAATTACTGAAGCAGCAAGAACTCTTGCACTTAATGAAACAGATGATTGGTTTGATAAAGTGACCGTAAAAAGAAATATGAATGAGTTGGATAAACTCGGTAAAGAATTTGATAAGGTTGCTAAAGAAGCAAACTCATTAGACCAAAGATTGACTGGCTTATATGAAGATATGGGTCATATTCTTTCTCGTTATTATAAAGTAGGTGATATTTCGGAGGACCAAATGAAACAAAGATTAGGTATGAAAGAAAAAGTAGTTAAAGAAGCAGGTGAAGATGTAAACAAGGCACCAATCCCCGGTGATGTTAGAATTAAGTTAGAAAAAGCATTAGATGTTCTTAATGGTAAAAAATTAACCTATCCACAAAAATTACAAGTCATGGGTAGAGTGTTAGATTCATTGGGTATTGATAAAAAAGAACTTAATAAAGTGACTCAAAAAATCAGAACCAAATTAGAATCAGTAAAAAAAAAAGTTTAAAGGAAGTTAAAGACCTTACCGAATCCGAAATGAAAATTTATCAACTTGGAGAACGAGTTGAAAAATTGATGGAGAAAAATTGTCCAACTGACCCTGAAAAATGGTCTGCATCTAAATCCGCAGCAAAATCAAAGTTTGATGTTTACCCATCTGCTTATGCAAATGGTTGGGCAGCAAAAAACTACAAAGGTAAAGGTGGTGGTTGGAAAAAGTGTAAAGACTAATGAAACTAAACCAAATTCTACAAGAAATATCAGAACAATCTACCAACGAAGATCTTCGTAATTGGTTTAAATCCAAGTGGGTTAATATTGGTAAGAAAGTTGATGGTAAACACCCACCTTGTGGAACGAGTGGTGAAAAGAGTGGATATGCTAAGTGTGTTCCTGCTGCAAAGGCAAAAACTATGAGTAAAAAGGAAAAAGAATCTGCAACTCGTAGAAAAAGAGCAGCACAAAACAAAGCAGATAGAGGTGGTAAGGATTCTGCAGGTCAAGGTAAAAAACCAATAAATGTTTCCACTCATACTGGAGGTAAAAAATCAGGAACTGGAAAAGGTTCTTAAAAAAATAAAAAATAATACTTATATTAAATTAAATTTACATTAAATGGCAAAAACAGCACTAATTAAGGTTGTAGTAAAAAACGGTGATATTGCAAAAGCACTCAAAGTTTTTAAAAAGAAAGTAAACGATTCAGGACATCTTTTAGAATTAAGAGAAAGAAAAGAATTTACAAAACCAAAAACTGTTAGAAGAACTATAAAACTAAAAGCTATTCGAGAAAATCAAAGACGAGTTATGTTGGAGAGAATGGCAAGTGGTGAATATAACAGCGGTAAAAAGAATAAAAAGTAATTTTTTTACGAAAAATATATATTTTATATAGAAAATTATAGGTTTAATTTTCATATTATATATTTATTTATAATTAATTCACCTATAATGTGAATTTTTATTAAAAAGTTGGTTAATGAATACCCTTTATTAAGTGGTGACCGAACAACCGACCTACTAACAACCCACATTGGAATTCTCCTAATAATTTCACGGATTAAAAAACAAAAGGAAGGTCAAAAATGGCAAATTCAAAATTATTGAAAGAAGCTATTGCTGATGCTAAAGCCGTTAGAGAAACTGCTATTGCAAACGCCAAAATCGCCTTAGAAGAAGCATTTGCTCCAAAATTACAAGCTGTATTATCCAAGAGACTCCAACAAGAAATGGAAGACGAGGAAGAAGCAGATGTAAACGAAGAGTATTCAGATGGAAGTGAAGCTCCAACTACAAACGCATCTAATATCGGTGGTGGTGAAAACAAAAAACCAGCAGATTCAGCTAATAGCTCATCAGGTTTAGCAAAAACAAACCCTGATACTGATGTTGAAACCTCAAGTGTAGGCGAAGAAGACGATAATGTCGATGTCGTTTCAGAAGGTGAAGACGAAGAAGTACCAGGTGAAGAACCATCTTACATCGAAGAAGAGGAAGAACTCGAAGAAGAGGAAGAACTCGAAGATGAGATGGATTTAGAAGCAATCATCAGAGAACTTGAAGGTGAACTTGAAGAAGAAGATGGTGAAGACGAAATGCACGAAGAAGATTCTGAAGAAGAAGCTCCAGTAGCTGAAGAAGAGGAAGACGTGTATGAAGAAGAAGAGGAAGAAATTGGGTCTGAAGACGAAATGAATTCAGAAGAATTAGATCTTGATGAAATCCTCAGAGAAATGGGATACGGAGATGATGAAGAAGTTTCTGAAGAAGAAGGTGAAGAAGAAGAAAAATTCGAAGCCTACAAAGAAGAAAAAGAAGCTGAATTAGAAGAAGCTTATAGCGTAATCAAATCATTGAAGAAGACTATTAACGAAGTAAACTTGTTGAATGCAAAATTACTTTTCACTAACAAATTATTCCGTGCTTATGATTTAACAAACGAACAAAAACACAAAGTTGTTGAAACATTAGACAGAACTGGTAATGTTAGAGAAGTAAAATTAGTATTCTCTACTTTAGCTGAATCACTTAAAATGAGTGGTACATCTAAAAAAGTAAAACAAACCAAATTAACCGAATCATTTGCATCTAAACCAACTGCTTCTACTGCACCTAAAAAACAAATTATTGCAGAAAGTAATGGATTAGCTGAAAGATTCAAACAATTAGCAAATATTAAATAACAAAACATTAGGAGAAAAAATAAAATGGCAAATTTTGATTTATCTAAACTAATGGAAGGCAAAAACCCACA